CGAGCACTGCCAGCGCGACATGATCGCCCCACACGAGGTCATGCTCCAAACAAAGTGGTATAAACCAGCTAAGGAAGCAAAAGGCGGTGTTCCGCGTGTTACCACTAGAAGTGTCAAGGGCACCGGACTTTCTAGTGCCATCCACTTCCCAGTACATGTCTCTGTGATAAACACGAGAACGAAAACAAGCTTCGAGATAGATGTCTTCGTAATCACCAACACCAAATCCGAGTGCACGATAATATTGTTGTTCACTCGAAATTGCCTCAGGGCCCTGCGTCACATCATATTTCGAAAAATCCGAATACAAGGCAATACAGGGGCCTAGTCGTGTGCGATGGTAGTTGATCCAGTGAGTTTGGTGGTCAGCCGTGATCCCCGAAGAATACCAGATTGGATGGTGAATATGCCAACTATACTTCATTTGATTCCCATAGTTGAGAAACCACTGTCCTCCAATAATCTTCATCACAGCCGAGAGACCCTGGATCATCCTAGGTCGCGTAGGCACGTAATCGCAGTGTGTGATAATCATCTGTTTTTCCCTTTTCACGAAGCCCGAGAAACAGAACTGACCTCGGGATATTCTACCCTTTTTGAAGATACGCTTGTACACTCTAAGGAGGGCGCGACGTTTCGGTCGAGGGAAACGGGCGGCGAATTCTTCAAAAGTTGGGTATTCGTAAGGCTTGTGCCAGATCTCAAAATCACCCCGCTTGTACTGCAACCCCTGGGGTGGGGTCGTAGAGGTTGGGATACCCTCTATCAGTTCAATTGGGAGTAAATCCGAACAACATCGGTTCAATTGCACCCAGGCCTGATATCTATCTCCCGGGACTGCCTCGGGGGGTGAAGCCTCGCACACAGCACGAGTTTCAACTGCCACAAGGACATTATGATCCGAAGTTGAGAAACACACAGGAATGGCGCAGCAGAAGATAGGCCCAACAGGCATAGTCCCCCTACCCGGGCGGACTCGTTCAATGTCTTCATGAGGGTTAACCACGACAGCATTCTCTACTCGAATGTAGTCATCTGGATTCACCCAGGTCTCGATTGCTGGCAATCGCCACCCCTTTGTGTACGGTCCTGAAAAATGGGGCATAACCCGTTCAGGCATGATCTCTGACACAATCTCTTCAAAAAAGGTCAATTTCGGCTTGATAGCCCTGCACACCCATACGCATAGTAGGTAATTCACTAGACCCCCAATCACGATTCGTGTCGCGCCAAACAAATTCACAAATGTGAACGACGCGACAAAAACGAACAACCAGACTAGGCTCCTGACCAATATTTCAGGTCGGTGAATAAAATCAGCCCACCGCACATGCCGGTTCAAAACCTGAAACACGAAGCGATTGAGTAACTGATTAACGATCAAGTGTATCAACCAAAAGTATGCGTAATAAGTGTTCAGCCTATGTAGAGGTAAGTCGCCTGCCAAATAAGGCATCGATAGATAATCAAGATGGAACCAACCCCCGTTGTATTTTGGCAACCGGGGTTTAAATTTCCACTGAATCGGGTGTGTAGATATAGCGGAAGCTCGGCAAGAAAAACAGACGACAAGGATCGTGATGATTCCTCGGAACTCAAAAGAGCATGCTCTCAGGTCGATCGCCCTAAAATTCAAGCCGTCACGAACAATACGAAAGATTGAAACTACACCCGCGACAACAACTCCAAACAACAGGACAAAGAATACGCTCGGGACCCAATTGGGCTCCAATTGCAACGTACCATCATCAGCCGAAACATACGGAAGTCTGAAAAACTGGGATAAGGGAAAATACAAGGCTGCTATGGTGATGATCAGCCTCGTGTACCTCACCTTGTTACCATAAATATTAACAAGGGGCATCTTCGCCTCACCCTGGCGACTCACAGTGATGCAGCCCAGCAAGAGGCCAACAGCAACAGCTATCACCCAGGATGCCCAGGTTCCAACGAGCAGACAGGGAATAAAGCCAACAGCGAACAGGACCATTGATGTAATTGACCAATGCTCCCTCCAAACCCAATCAAGGTATTTGTTGTAAGCTGAAAACTTCTCCTTCCTTTCTGGCTTCGAAAAAAACTTCCTCAAAACAGGGAGGTCGTGATTCACAGTGGTTTCATACGCAGCAAGGCTCAAGGCCATTGGAGCCTGTGCTAACGCGATTGCATTGACCTGGTCACAAGCAGGGTCGCGACATAAGCGTTTCGCATGACCCTTCAGAACCCGATGATTCTTTGAGTCACTCTTCAAACCACTGGCAAGACGACAGAGTTCGGCCCAGACACG